TGTTAGGACCATAAGGACCATACAACCCTTGTACATAACCAAAAGCTAAACCTTTATCCTTATTCATTACTTGAATATTCGACTTTCCACTATCTCCTGAGAAATCTAAGAAAGTTATACGTTGTGATTCAATAGGATATCCAGTTAGAGGATCTACTTCCAAGTGAAGATCTCTGTCATCATATAAAGGATTATGGTAAAGTTCCAAAGAACATCCATTAGCCATATTATATTTTACAACTTGGAAACCTACTTGTAAAGAATTAGGGTTCATTTCAGAAGAAACTTTTTGAACAAATGTTTCAGCATTAAGAATAAATCCACTCCTATTCATCCAGTCCATCATTACTCTACTGAATACTAGCATTCCATATTCTCCTGTAAAACCTTTAATATTACGTTTCTTGCCAGGTTTTACTCTACCATAGAAGATATCCATTAGATATTCTTCAATCAGCTTGGCTGTTAAGTGAGAATATCTTTCAATGTGAGAGTCTTCAAGAATTTGTTGTAATCCAGGACCAGATTTTACATTTCTACCTGTACCACCACGTACACTATTAGTTGATCTAGAATACCAGCGACCAAGTTCTAATTCTCTATACCATTGCTGAAAGAATTCTACTTCTGCATAACGTACCCAGGTATTGTAGAATTTACCATCAGGACCAGGAATAGATACTCTTAATACTTCTGTAGAAGCACAATCAGTTACTTTATACTCTTTACGATAACGACTCATTGTATTTTTGAATGCTATCGGTAATGAATATGTAGTAGAACCAGATTGATTAGCTGCTTCTTCATATTTAGAATACAGTTTTACCCATTGTTGTCCAGGATCTAAATACTTAGCTGGCATAAATTCTTCTTCTCCACCCATCATTATTAATGAATAAGCATATCCAGTTCCTTTACGAGTTGCTCCTTCTTGAACACGAGCCTGATATTTCTTATCAGCAGTTCCAGGATATATAACATCTCCAGGAAGATACCAATTTTCATCAAGAATTAGTGAAAAAGGCTCCTTGTTTTTCCCTGGTGTTAAGATTCCATCCATTTCAGTTGCTTTTTCTACAACCACTAAGGGTCTGAGATCTGCTCCCTTTAGTTCCCATTCCCAATCAAAACTGTTGAGAGTTCTCTCTCCGTGGGGAATTCCCACAAGAACAGAACTAAGGGGATTAGAACTGTAATAGTGTTGTGCAGAAAACAATTTGTTCATTGTACCTTCAAGTACATCTGGCTTGATTAAGAGAGCCTTCCCCAGGTGGTTGTGCTCAGTCATGTTAGCATGCCATTGTTGTTCTTTTGTAATTAATTTACTACCTAATGTTGCCATTTTTTAATTTTTTTAATTTCCTTCTAGAAAATCTATGAGAGTTATTTTATTCTCTCTGCTCCTGTCTCTTGAGGATAAAGATCGATTTTCTTCTTTGTTGATTTTATTTTTTAAATTCTTTGTAACTGAAGATTGAATATCTTTTTCTATTTCCTTAAAATCAAAGTTTCCAGTTCTGTCTCTTAACCTTAATAACTTAGCAAGTTGTAAAAGAGTTTCCTTTTTGCTTAAAACACTTTCCAAGTCTGCATAAAATGAGGAAATAGATTGTCCATTCTTTAATTTCACATTTCTATCCGTAATATAAGATACAATATCTTTTTTATCATTCTTAGTTAAGGGAAGAGGACCTATTTTCTCATTTTTAGAAACAAAATCAGATATATCTTTCTTGTATTCTTTTTCCTTAAATCTTCTTTGCTCTTTAATAGCTTCTTGTTCTTCAAGAAGTTTTTCCTGTTTCTTTACTTCTGCTTCTTTCCAATTGTTATATTTTTTTTCTGCAAAAGCTTTTAATTTTCCACCATCTTTTAGAAAGGTTAATTGGGTTTCAATTAAGTCATCATCCAATCCTTCTTCTTTTAATAACACCTCTAAAACTTTTTGCTGATTTTCCTCTTTATTTAAATCTATATTCAGTGTTAATCCATCTTTTGAAATACTTTTGAAAGTGGAAATAAATTTCATTGGATCTCCACCATCATATACAAACTTATTAAATTGTTTTACTACTGGGGGTAGATCTTTAAAAAGGGATTCTACTTGCTCCTGAACCGAGGTTTCAAAGCTTTCTTCAATAAGATCTAATGCATCTTCTTCAGTAAGTTCTTCTCCTTCTTCTAATTCAAAATTAATGATACCTCTTTCTTTTAGTGTATTAATCATTTCAACATTGCTAATCTCCTTTTTTTCATCCTTTTCTTCTTTCTTCTTTTTAGGCTCATCTTTTTCTTCCTCTTCCTTATCCTCATCTTCAAAAGGATCAAATTCTTCTTCCTCTTCCTTTTCCTTTTTAGAATCTTCCTCTTCTTTCTTCTTAGGAGTTACAATGTCATCTTCATCACTGAAGAAATCATTCAAATCTACAACTTCTTCTTCATTAAAGAAATTATCTAGACTGTTAATTTTTACTTTTTCTTCTTTTTTCATATTATGAAATTTTTACAAAATTAATATTATTTTTAATACTTGTATGTATTTAAAATTAAATTTTTTTAATTTGAGTGTAATAGCTCTTTATTGTTTTCGAGTTGACTTTGATATCTTCTCTTTCTCATTTTTTAATTTTTCTTTGTCTATTTGTTTCTGGTGTTCAAACTTTCTTTCTTCAAGATTCTGTTTATGTTTTACTTCAGCTTCTTTTAATTGCTGTTTAGCAATTTCAAGAAAATCATTCACTTTATTATCATCAGTATCAGCATCAGGATTAAAAGAAGCTCCAGTAATAGCAGCTTTAATAATTTCTGTTTTCCTTCTCTCTTCTTCTTTAAGAACAATTAATTCTTTTTCCATTTCAAATTGCTCTCTTTGAAACTCTCTCAATCTTTCTCCTTCTTCCTTAGCTGTTTGTTGTTTCATTTGCTCCACCTTTTCTTCAAATTGTCTTCTTCTTTCTTCAGATGCTTTCAAAGCCTCCTTGGCTTCAATAATACTATCTTGCTCTACAACAGAAATAATATCAGAGAATTCAACCTTTTGGTATTGTAAAGCTTGTTGAGCAAGATTGTCAATAAGTTCTTTAGTTTCAGCAGCTTTTGCAGAATTGGAGATATATAAACCCAATGTTGAATTAGAAAGTAAATCCTGATCAATATGAAGAATATGATAAGACATATCATCTAGTATATAAGAAAGTTTTGTCTTATTTGAATCTTTGTAAGCAACCTTAGCTGTCTCAATCAAAGCATTGAGAACATTTCTTTTAAAAGCTGAATGAAGATTGAATAACGGTTCAAGAATATTTGAATTAGCGGATAAAACTGTTTTTACATTTCCTACTGCTTCTCTCTCCTGTATTTGTCCTTCCATTTGATCTGAAACTCCTATAGCTTTTCCTGCAAGTTGTCTAATATATTCGGCTAACTCTATGTATTGTTTAATATCAGAAGATAAAGACATATCTAATACTTTTGCTATTGTATTAGCATCAGAATAAACATTTCCTTCCTCAGAAGTATCATAGAATGTAAACGGAGTAGCTTCAAAAAAATATTGCCACTTTTTTAAATCTATACTTGCAGAGTTAGGAACGGCATTAATGTTCATTAAAAGTTTTTTACCTTTATCAGAGGATACAAGTAACTCTACTTTGAACATTAGAACATCAAACAAATATTGATAGATTTTTAGTGCATCTACCAAAGATGATTCAAAATCAACTCCATAATATGGTAATTTACATTGATAAAGATTATCAAGATCCTTGAATTGACCAGGAATAGGTCTCATTCTAACAAATGAATCATTTATTTTCCATGTTTCATACACTTCTGGTATCCACTTCCATTCTATACTAACATCTCCTATAGAGGTATCCAACCTATACTCCTCACTAACTATATCCTCCCTTTCTATATTTTCTTCATCCAAGTAAGTAAGGAATCCAATTTTTCTTAATGATTTCCACACATAATGTTTTACAAGAACCGTATCCTCACTTCCTAAGTCAAAAACTGTTGGAGAATCCTCTCTATCAAGTATTTTTAATACCTTCTGTTCTATTTGATCTCCTGTGGGAGAATATAACAGATTTATTTCATCCTTGGTTAACTCCTCACCAAAATTCTTAACAACATCAGAAGGTAGCATATGGTATTCACATATGGCACACTCTGAATTTTCTATAAAAGGATCATCAGGATTTTTTTCAAAATAAAATCTTGTAGGATTTATTACCCAAAGCTCTGGTTCTCCATTCATGACACCTACATAAATGATGGGTCTTCTTCCTATTAAACCATTTTCAAGTGCTTTTTCAGCTTTAAGTTTAAAATCTGTTTGAATCATTAAAGCTTCTAGTAATTGATTTCCCAGGACCTCAGCGGGGTCCTGATGTTTCCTACTCATATAAGTTTTGACTTCTTCAGGAGTCATAGCCTGCATTTGACTTTCTACTTCCTGGTTAATCCTTTCCAACTCCTCTGGTGTAGGTTCTTTATTATTTAATTGTTTATATCTCTCTTGTTCCAATTTTTGCCTAATAGGTAAAGTAATCTTGGAAACTACGGAATCTCTTAATCTTGAGGTTTCCTCCTCCTCTTTTCTTGTAGTTGCTTCTGGATTTGTAGCAAGAACAAACCACTCAAATGGTCTTTTCTTTTCAATACCTATTACAGTATTAATTTTAGTTTTAATTATATTTACATTCTTAAGATTGGAAGGTAGTTTTCCTACATCTTCTCCATAAGGTTTTAAAACATAACTGAAATCAGCTTCATTAATAATATTATTTACTAGATCAAAGTTGGTTTTAATTTCTCTTTCTTCCCTGTAGTTTCTACAGCTTTCAATTTCCTCTGTCTTATCCTTGTACCATTTTTTCTTATTGGCATTTTTCTGAGAATAAGTGAGCATTTCATTACTTGTGTATTCTGTTTTCATCTTGATATTTGATTAAATATATCTTCTAATTGTTTTATTCTACTATCTATGCTCTCCTCACTATACTCCTTATTCAGTTCTTCTTCCTGAACCTGAAATAAGCACATAATTAGAGCAGAGATTAAGTCAAAGTTTCCTTCCCTGTAATAACTGATAAGCTCTTCTAACAATCTTCTTGAAAAAATCTTATCAATAACTGTTATAGGATTTCCATCACCATCAAAGTCCAATACTGTAGTAAGCCATGTTTTAATATATCTTTCCCCAGCATCTTTTAGCTGAGCATTCATATGACATCCAAGAACTCTGTTAACCTTACTATTCTTAATATTCTTTGATATGACACTATCTGGTTGTGCTGCCAATAATCCCAATCTCTTCTTTCTTCTAAAATAGTTTTTAACTCCAGTACATTCGTTTTCATACATAATTTGTGTATTGTATAGGTCAGCAAAATATTCAGCTATCTCATCATTGTCATCTGGATTCTCCATTCTTCCTATGTATTCAGCTACAATAGTGCTGTGTGAATAGAATCCAGACTCAATTCCCTTATATATTATAATTCCTATTAAAGATGAACCTTCATCTTGTCTAATTGGGTCATAACCTATTTTATATAAGCCTTTGGGTGGATTACTTGAAGGAAATTCATATATTACAGGACATCCTCTTAAATCATGAGGAACATCTTTAAAAGAATTTATTGGTTTTACTGAACCATCAAGTATTGGTTTAGCTTTAACCACTCCTTTATCTCTGTAAAATTTAACAGGGATAGCTTTAGTGATATGGAGATTTTTACTTTCTATGTAATCCAGTTGTCTTTGGAGTTCTATTACTGGGAAGGAGTTTTTGGCTACCATTGCAAAAGCTTCAGCAGAATTTAAAGATTCTTCTTGCATTCTCTGTCTAATTTCAGTAGATGTGGCTCCATTTTTAATTAGATTTTCTCTTACTTGAAGTTCAAAATTCTTTGCAGCTTTTAGATCCGAATTTCCTTGCTTATCATAAAATCCCTCTGTATTAAGATTTTTTGGAAAGAAAAAGCCCTCTTTCTTTTCTTTATAATCTCCCCAGATATCATAAAAAGTCATAAAACCGTTTGAGTTAGGTCTTTTAAATAAATCTGCAAAGTCTACTGTACCTGAATCTATCTCTCCTGATGTATTATGAGAAATAAATTGATTAGTAATATAAGTATGTGTAATTTCTGTTGTTAAATTATAAACATCTTGTTCACCTATGAATTCTACACTTTTTACTTTAACAGCTTCGAGTTTATCTAATGTTTTATCTATAAAAAAATCACCTTTATGTTCTATAGTTTGTTTAAAAACACAATTATCATATTTATTATTTCCTTCTCTACATATATCTACTGTATCTAATATCTTTTGTTTTTTAGAATCTTTAAAATAAATATGTTTTT